TGTTAAAGATGTTACCCCATTCGTAAATGAAATTTCATTATTTGTCGATGCACCCCCATCTGTAATAGTCTGTAAAGTCGAAGAAACTTCATCCCACGATATACCCGTGGATGAACTTTTAAGGAATTTTTCAGTTGGACCAGTCCCTGGAGCTGAAAATCTAACTTCAGAAACAGCGACCGTACCCATACTAATACTACTCGTCAGCGTCGTTATCTGGACAGCAAGTCTAAAATAGTTGTATGCAGCAGACCCCGATATTGTCGCTGTATGACCATTTCCACTATTCCATGCGACTGCAGTAGATGAGCTATGTATTTCAGTCCAAGATGAACCGTTGGTACTTCCGAATACTTTCCATACATTTGGTGCGGGGATGGAGGTTGTTTGCGATGGAATTATTTGAATAGATGTGGGTGCGAATGCAGTTGCTCTATATAACTGTATCCATGCACCAGAATAAGATCCAGTGGTGCTAGACCCCTCATAATAACCATCGAAACTCGCATAACTCTCACTCGGGTCGTTATCAGATCGCCATATGGTAGAATTATTATGATCAAAAGCGTTGTTGGTTGCCGTACCTGACCCGGTCGAAGAAGCGGATGATGTATACTGAATACCACCAATGGTTTGTGTAGTACTTGACATTCCACTTGGTGGAACTGTAATAGATGTTGGACCCGTGTAAGCCGAAAGTTTAGCTAACGCATCTCCAGACGATGGACCTAATAACAGATCGTTTTCTGTAAACGAATTTAAACCCGTACCACCACTTGCAATTGCAATAGGAGTACCCGTTGTAACGTTACCTGAAACAACTACGTTACCTGAAGCTGTTAAAGATGTTACCCCATTCGTAAATGAAATTTCATTATTTGTCGATGCACCCCCATCTGTAATAGTCTGTAAAGTCGACGAAACTTCATCCCATGATACACCCGCGGCTGAACTTCTAAGAAATTTTTCAGTTGGACCACTTTGTGAACTTGTAAATGAAAGACGTGACAGTGTCCATCTGGCGTCGTTCGACCCAGGGTTGTTTATATTAGTAACAACAATAGCAAGGTATGAATAGGCTGTTGTATTAGTAAAAGACTCGGTAATACCATTTGTGGAATCTACAAGTGTTGTAGACGCGTGTAATTGTATCCAATTTGTACCGTCAGTACTTCCCAAAATACGCCATGAATTTGGACGAACAGCCCAATCCGGTCCGGTGTTATCTGGTCTTGCTTTTACAAATACCGATGTTGGTGTTATAGCACTCGCGAGTTGGATTTTTACCCATTCTCCATTTACACCACCCAAAGAATTACTTCCCGTGTACCCGTAAGGAGAGGAATAACTATAAGTTGGTGGGGATGGGGATACATAGTTGGTACTATCATTTCCATCAAACGCCTTATACGTGTTTGCGGAACTATCACTCGAAGATGCGGTATTTCCACCCGACGAGTTAGCGGACATATTTGCTGGAACCGTACTACCAGCTACTGGTGCATAAGCTGCAAGTTTAGCTAACACAGTTCCCGAAGATGGACCCACTAATAGATCACCGGGTGAAATTGAATTTAAACTTACGACATTGGTTGTTATTGTATTTACATTTACATTGTCACCAATAATATTACTCGATACTGTCCCCGCAGTAACAGCGTCAACTTCTAATGAAGTGACTTCTAGTTTATTTGTTTTTAAATAATTGGATACATTTACATTACCCGTAACATTTAAGACATTTTCCGCGGTATCATTCACATATAAATTAGAACCGACATCTAACGTGCCATCGACGATTACATTACTGTATGCCTTGAGTGATGTTGTTGGGTTTGTGAGATGGATTGTATTCGATGTAACATTACTTTTATCCGTAACAGTTTGTAAAGTTACATTTGAAAGAAGACCACCGTCCCCTATATAGTTTTGTGCACTAACATTACCGACCGTTTCGAGTGCATATATAGATCCTGTTGGTACATTCAAACGAAGTTGTCCTTCATTACCTATACTTAATGCATGCGTGGGTGAAGTATTTGCTATACCTATATTATCTGCGTGAAGTGTACCTGTCTTAATAGTTCCTGAAACTTGAATTTTGTTTGTCGCATTTTGATCTATAGTAACACTCGAACCAGTAAAAAATTTATTAGCTTGTACATTACCTTCAACTTTTATGGCTTCTGAACCTGTATTGGACATGAAAATCCTATCACCGACAGATAACATATGGGTAGGAGACGTATTTGAAATACCAACATTTGAACCGTGATCGGTCGTAAACGCAGTTGTTATATTCGCAAAGTGTGGTATACTATTTGAAACAACATTACCTTGGACAGCTGCACTATCTAAAGTAACACCACCTAGAAGGGTTGTAGGAACACTCGAATCAACAATTTCTTTTGTTAATGAGGAATAACCGACGAGATTAGAACCCGCTAATTCAGCAACACGGAGTGGGGCCATATATATAGAACCCTCGTTGACTGCATTAATAACAGAATTTGTAGCATTAAAAACAACTGTGTTTTCAGCCTGGTCATCCGTAGCATGTTTACCAAACCGGATTTTGGTAGACCGCTCGATGGTCGGTAAGTTTTTAACCATTTAATATAAGTATGTATTTTAATTTGCATAGATAAGACCAGCCATACCATTTTCAATACGAAGTATATTGTAGTTGACTGCGTATATAGGATCACTAATGATCATGGATTGACTGACTATCTTTGCAGAATCTAATCGACTAAAATTGAGCGTTCCTGTCGGCTGGAGTGAACTCGTCGATAAGCAAAAACAGTATAAGAAAAAATCGGGGGACGTAACAAAATTTGTATGATAATAGTTCATAACGTCTATAAAGTGTGGTTTCGCCCATTTAAAATTACCTATATCTAAACCGTTTATTTCAACCTTTATTCTATTGGTTGTTGACGTTAATGCCCCTTCGGTCGTTGTATCCGAAGATGCAAGATATTTGACCGGATGATTAAATGTCAATTCCTGTGAAAGTTCATTTGATGGAATACTTTTTTGAACCTGTGTAATAATTAAATTATGGTTACGCGAAACGAGGTTACCACGTTCTTCGTTATCGAGGTAATAATAGTTTGAATAACACTCAAAATTATAGTTACCCGCATTTGGTCCCCAATGTATACGTAATTCGACGTTATGATAATGTAAAGCAACTATGGGTAAAGCGCATTGTGCACCCTCACAAAAGAAGAATCTAAATGGATAGAAATAAGAGCGAGCACTTATACCTGGGTGTGTACCATTCGCACTTTTTGAAACGTTTGTTGCAAACGTATCGATTGCTATTTTTTCTGTAAAAACAGCATCTTGTGTATCGATAACCTGTCCACCGATAAGAAGTTCAACTTTATCTATGAGTGTATCCCACCTCTGGATATCAAGCGCCTGTGTATTATTATCAATTGTTAGATATGTATACCCTAACATATCACCTGTTCGATCAAAACGAATAGATGACATAGAATTCGCTTTCACATCTCCCTGAATAGTTTGTTTTTCAACGGATTGTGAAAAGTTAGAATGTCGTTTAAACGTTGACGTAAAAAAAGATATTTCTGGTTCGCCCATAATGTGTTCGTCTTGAGCACCAATTGCTATAAGTTGAACAATACCAGATGACATTTATAATAAGAAAAGGTTAAAAATACAAGTTCGCGACGCCCTGAAATAATTAATAGGATACGTTTCTTCTCTTACACACAAATTTAAAAATAAAAATTGCATCCCCACATGCGGCTGTGGTACCATCTTGTTTATCTAAATTAAAAGTTAACCTATCGAGTTTACGAATTGGGTTATAATATTGTTGAATAATTGGGTATTCATTTCTGAAGAATACCGCTTTTTTAGCACTACTTGCGGCGTGTAGTGTGTGTTCACATATAATCGTACCAAAAACACCGTTAAGGTGATTATCATCAGCGTCTTCAAGGTCCTTTTTTCCACGTTGTGAAAAATTGGTTTTAAGTTGTTCTATACCGATGTGTATACACTTTTGATCATCATCACTCGTGTTAATACTCGCAGCAAGTAATTGCACCTGGACAACATTTTCTAGAGGTTTTGGTAAATGAAGTGTAAATTCTGTGTTATCTGAACCATGATCCAAGTTATCAAGAATGACGGTATGGTGTTCATATTCGAAATCGGGTAAAGTGGATTGACTAGTCACTAGAGCCATTTATATATACTGGAGATTTTACTTCATCTTGTACCCCGCTTGTTCTCGAACAAGTTTTTGGCCGTCGCATACACCACCTTTACTGTCGGAATAGTATGCATCACCCAAACATTCTTGAGTCGATGGGATATCGAAGAGCGAACCCGTATTGACGGTTTCGATTTCGACATCTTTACCCTGGTATCCGCTGGTACGGAACATTGTGAGAACACACAATACTGCGATGATGATGACGATAGCTTTGATCGTGTTTCTGTTGGTGGCGTTAAGTTTCATTTATATTGAATCAACATTTTTTATAAAGTGCGTTAAAGAGATTAGAATAGTTTCAATATAAAGAGTAATAGTAATGGACGGTGAAATTATTCTTGATCGTAAAAATACGAATGTCATGAAACTTGATGATAATGAACAGGCCCTGATGAACGAAATTGAAATTGATGTTCCTCGACGTCAGCCTGTGAAAAAACAAATTTCTCAAATGAAAACACAGTTTACAGCGCCACAACCCCAGGTT